TACAACGATGTGTATCGATATGTTCCGCTCAATGGTGACGTTGCTGGTCTCATGGTTCGCACCGATCAGACTCGTGACCCTTGGTATTCGCCAGCTGGTTACAATCGCGGAATCATGAAAAATACAATCAAACTAGCATACAATCCGAATAAAACTCAACGAGATGAGCTCTACAAGAAGGGAATCAACCCTGTTATCACTCAGGCTGGTCAAGGAACCTTGCTCTTCGGTGATAAAACCATGCTCAGCAAGCCAAGTGCATTTGATCGGATCAATGTTCGTAGATTGTTCATCGTTCTAGAAAAAGCAATCGCAACTGCTGCCAAGTTCTCACTCTTCGAGTTCAACGATGAGTTTACTCGGGCACAGTTCAGAAACTTGGTCGAACCATTCCTGCGGGATGTTCAGGGTCGTCGCGGCATCTATGACTTCCGAGTCGTATGTGACGAAACGAATAACACTGGCGAAGTTATCGACAGAAACGAGTTCATTGGTGATATCTGCATCCAGCCAGCTCGGTCGATCAACTTTATCCGACTCAACTTTGTTGCGGTTCGGACTGGTGTTGAATTTTCTGAAGTCGTAGGTCAGTTCTAAGAGGCTAAATAGAGAAAAGAGGAGACATAAGATATGGCTTTTAATGTAACAGAGTTTGCCTCAGCTGGTCTACCACTGGGCGGTGCTCGCCCCTCACTATTCAGTGTGACGGTCGACACCCCAGCTGGGGTTCCCGCAATCGGAGCAAGGATGGCTTTCACTTGCCGTGCCGCTCAGATACCTTCGAGTGTTCTGAGTGTAATCCCTCAGAGGTATTTTGGTCGCGAAGTCAAGATGGCTGGCACCAGAACCTTTGAACCATGGACAGTGACAGTGCTGAACGATGAGGACTTCGTAATCCGTCAGGCGATGGAGCAGTGGAGTAATCTCATCAACGCACATCAAGCGAACTTGCGAGATGGTGGTCTTTCAACACTAGCGAGTTATCGTACGACTGCTACAGTCAGCCAGTATAATAAAACTGGTGGCGTGGTTCGTACATACGAATTTATCAACATTTTCCCAACTAACGTCGGAGCGATTGACCTCGACTGGGATAATGCTGATGCGATCGAACAGTTCCCTGTAGAATTCCAGTATGATTACTGGCAGGTGGTTGCTCCAACAACGACTGGTACTTTCGCAGTCTAATAGAGCAGCGGTCGTTCGATCGGGACACACAAAATTCGCTTGGGTGGAGACCGCTAAATATCCTTTGGCGGTCTCCATTTCTATTAGGAAGACAATATGGCAGTTGAATTATTTGGATTTAGAATCGGTCGCGCTGAAGAAGAACAAAAACGTGCGGAGCAGATTCCTTCTTTTACACCTCCCCCTAATGAGGATGGTGCGATTGAAGTTGCATCTGGTGGCGTTTATGGTCAGGTTCTTGATGTTGAGGGTACAGCAAAAAATGAAGCAGAGCTCGTTACGAAATATCGTGAGCTTTCTATGCAGCCTGAATGCGAACGTGCGATCGAAGATATTGTTAATGAAGCAATCGTAACAAATGAAAGGTCTGTTCCTGTTGAGTTGAATCTCGATGAGGTTAATCAGACAGCACGTGTGAAAAATCGCATACGTCAAGAATTCTATAAGGTCGGCGAGATGCTCGACCTTTCTAACATTTCGTACGACATATTCAAACGATGGTACATCGATGGTCGATTGTATTATCATATCATGATCGACGAAAAGAAACCACGTGATGGTATCCAAGAACTGCGATACATTGATCCTCGTAGGATTCGCAAAGTTCGTGAGCCAATCAAGAGCAGTGGTAATAAACCACCGCCACCTCGTGGATTAAAACCTGCACCTGCATACAACGAATACTACCTGTACAATCATCAGGGAATCGGAAGCCAACAGGCTCAGCAGGGAATAAAGATTTCACCCGATAGCATCTGCCACGTTCATTGTGGTTTGATGGATGGTCGCAATAAAATGATTCTTGGTCACTTGCAAAAAGCAATCAAGCCAATGAATCAGTTGCGTATGCTTGAAGATGCTGTTGTTATATATCGCCTCGCTCGCGCACCCGAGCGAAGGATCTTCTACATCGACGTTGGTAACTTGCCGAAGATGAAAGCGGAGCAATACCTGCGCGACATGATGACGAAACATAAAAACAAACTCGTCTATGATGCAAATACAGGCGAGGTCAAAGACGACCGCAAGTTTATGACGATGCTCGAGGATTATTGGTTGCCTCGTCGTGAAGGTGGTCGCGGAACTGAAATCACTACACTTCCTGGCGGTCAGAACCTTGGCGAAATGGAAGATGTAGATTACTTCCGCAAAAAACTTTACATGGCACTCAATGTTCCTATTTCTCGACTAGAAGCCGATAACGCATTCAATCTTGGTAGAGCCAGTGAAATATCACGCGATGAGCTGAAGTTTACAAAGTTTGTGAATCGGCTGCGAAATAGGTTTAGCCAGTTGTTTGATGAGCTGCTTGAAATCCAACTTGCGTTGACTGGCGTTATGTCTCGCGCAGAGTGGCGTGCAATGAAGAATAATGTGAAATATGACTTCATGAAAGATAACTATTTCACTGAACTCAAAGAGCAAGAGCTTATAAATTCCCGACTTGCCATACTTCAGCAAGCAGAAGCATTCGAAGGAAAGTTCTTCTCCGCTGAGTGGATTCGTAAGCATGTTCTTAGATTTACTGAAGATGAGATCGCCGAAATCGATACTCAGATGAAAAAAGAGCAAGGTGAAGAGCCACCTCCGCAGCAAGATCAGGAACAAGAAGAAGTTCAACCAGAAAAAAGTCAGATCATAGAAATACATAATTCAGCCGAACCAGAAAAACCATTAACAGAAGAAGACAAAGCTCTAATAAAGAGTATGACAGAGGCTCTCGATAAAGTGACAAAGGATGAAATCAAGGATGATCTATGAGCCAGAAGGAACTCGAACAAGCTAGACTTCTTGCTGCTGCAATAAAACTTGCGAAGCAGCAATCTAGCGACCTTATCACCGAAGAAATAGACTCGCTCCGCGAGAGTCTTGAAACACAAATCAAGGCTCTTGAAGAGTTTCGTGCAGTTCCTGGTCCATCTGGACCTCAAGGAGAAATCGGACCACAAGGTATTCAAGGCGAACGTGGTATTCGAGGACCACAGGGTGAGCGTGGTCTTATCGGCGAACAAGGAGAGGTCGGACTCCAAGGCGAACAAGGTGTTCAAGGTGAGCAAGGTCCGCAAGGAATACAAGGAAAACGTGGACCGAAAGGTGAAAGAGGATTACTTGGTGAACAGGGAGAAATAGGTCCACAAGGTCCGATAGGTGCGACAGGTCCACAAGGTCCGATTGGCGAAACTGGTCCGCAGGGTGAACAAGGATTACAGGGTGAAAAAGGTGAGCAAGGTGATGTTGGACCGCAAGGTTCGAAAGGTGAACAAGGGGAGAAAGGCGATCAAGGTCCGCAAGGTCCCATGGGTGCCCAAGGTCCAGCTGGCGAGCAAGGTGTACAAGGTGAGAGAGGGGAACAGGGTGAGAAGGGTGATCCTGGTTCTGATGCCGATGTAACTGAACTTGAAGCCAAACTTAATACAACTGTAGAACAAATAAATCGAAGAATCAATCAAATCGCTATGTCTGCTGGCGGTGGCTCTGGTGGCAGCGGTGAAGTTTGGTTGAAATATTTAGACGATGTCGATGTTAATAGTGTCGGCTCACCATCCGATGGTCAATCCTTAGTTTACAATGGAACTCTAGGGCAGTGGCAAGCAAATACTGTTAGCGGTGGCGGTGGTTCACTGACTATCACTCAGGCAAATACAACAGCCAACACCGAAACATATACAAATATTTCAACAATACAGTTTGATGAAGATAGCGGATTTGATGTAACGAATCCATCTTCAGGTGTTGCTAAAATCGCAATGAACAGCACCTTCAAGTATTGGCAAGTTGATGGCGCAGATGCTTTAGCTGCGACAGGCTTGGATACTGTTAACCTTATTGCTGGTGATGGTATTTCTATTTCAGCAAACTCAACCTCTGATCCTCAATCTGTGACATTTACTGCGACAGATTTCGGTGCAGAACAGATCGACTATGGATTAATTACATCTTCTGTTGACCTAAATATAAGCAGAGATTACGGTGGACTGACTTAATGGCGATCGAAGTAAAATTTCGCAGAGGTACAACTGCTCAGCATTCATCTTTTACAGGTGCGAATGGTGAGATAACAGTTGATACAACTCTTAGCACGATACGTGTGCACGATGGTGTGACAGCTGGCGGCACACGGATTGCGAAATATACTGATCTTGGTGCAGCTGCCAACCTAGAATCTATCTCATCAAACTTAATACCATCGGCAAACGTAACATATGATCTTGGCACTTCAGAAAAACGGTGGAAAGATCTTTGGCTTTCTGGGACTACGATTAATCTAGGAGGAACTACACTTTCTGCTAATACTTCAACTGGTAGTTTAGAAATAAAAGAACCAGGAAAAAGCAAGAAGTTTCTTGCAACTTCTTCTAGAGCTCCTTCTGACGACCCAGATCAAACTATTTTC